AGTTGGTCATCTTAGCACCAAGGATGCTACCAGTTCTCTGGACACCACCCAATACACCACCAAGTCCCTCGGTATTATCAACAAAATATCCCATGATTGCCTCAGCAGTGGCACCAGATCCTTCGCCACCGAAGATCTCAATATATGGACCGCTGCAGTTTCTCGGAGGTCCACCATAACATCCGCCAGGGATAACATAGTTTGAAGCACTGTCACTCAACAGATCACCATCACCAAAGATATCCCACTTACCCCACTTTCGTTCAAAATCATTAGTGAGAGAAGCAGCACCACTAGAAAACTTGAGTGCGTTCATGACATAATCGAATGGATCTTCTCCCCTCTCTTGACTACTACCACCAACAACATATTCTTTATCTTGCGGACATTTGCCTTTATTGGACTGGTTGCAATCAAGGAAGGATGCAATAGTATTCAAGTTACCAGCAACACCAGTAAGGAAGTCCGCAATTGCAAATCCAGGTGCAATAATCTTAGCAACACCGCTAAGAGGACCCTTCATTCCATCCTCAATTGCATCAATAATATTTTTAACGAAAGCACCTGTAAATTGTGCTCCCATACAACCAGCATAATTTCTACCACTCTCCATCAAATCAAGAAGGAGATCTTCTACTGTTCCTGCCAGACCTTCAACAACTTTATTTGCTACACAACCAATTGCTTCTTGTAAAAATGATGTAGGTGCTAACATTGCTGTCTGTGCAGCTACACCTGCTAGGTGTGCAGCAATGCCTGATTGAGTTGCAGCATATACCTTTGCATATACTAATCTATACAGTGCCTCCAATCCTGCTTGACCAAGTTTTTCAAACTTGTCAAACAGTTTTTCAATCAATGTGCCAACAAATCTGTTAGCTTGAATCTCAATAATATCTGCTGCTAATCGTACCTCGTTCTGAAGATTAGACCCTGCTAAAGCAAGTGCCTCCACTCTACTAGCGAGATTTTCAACAACACTTGCCATCTCAGTGATGGGATTAGTCTGACAAGTGTCTGCTGTAAGTTGTCTTGCACCCGCACCTACCTGATCTTTTTTCCTTCCTTGAGTGGTAGGTGTTGGTTGAGATGCTCTATTCTGTGAGTTTGACTCACTATCAGGCATTCTACCATTCTTATCTGTATTTGCGGTAAATGCCGTATGTGGATTAAATGGTGCTCCTGGTTCTGCTCTATTGACTAAATCAGTTCTTGGAAATTGTCCAAGAATCATCGGCACCTGTGCTTCATCCCCATCGAGGAAGAAACCAAACACCATGTCACCCTGTTGAATGACAGTGGACTGAGCATAGTTTGCACCACCAGAACCAGATGTTGTTGGAAGCAGTGCTTGACCCCAAGGAAGTTCCTCAGCAGGAATTTCTTCATTGAATGGGTGATACCCCATGATACGAACTTTGTATCTCTGAGCCCATCCCTTTCCATCAACAAGTTGCTCCGATTGTGCATCAATCGGAGCAATCTGACCGACCCACCATTTGAATCCGTCTCTGCCTAGGAACTGACTGTTTCCTGCTAAGGAACTTTCTAATACCATTAGTCTTCGTAGATTCTACACTCGTCTGATTCGGGGAAGTCTTCGCAATACAATTCAAAATCCGTAGGATCATGATGATCTTCGGGATGCTCTTTTTGATAGCGTTCTAGTTGCTCTAGTTGTCCCTCAATATGTCTACGCATTTGAGGGTTTGTTGTTGGATCTTCGAGGATTTTTTTATCCTCTTCGATATGCTTTTCGATGTTTTCCATGGTACTCCTTGGATTAGGTTCCGTGCGTGTCTCTCACCACTCTCATGGAAGTATATGATTTTGTGGGATAGAACTTGTGAGTGATTTCTTTAATAATATATAGACCACTCTGTTGAGTGTCAACATCTGGAGTTTCTTCAGATGTCTTAGGAAACTCTAGATAAACAGGGTCTCCTGCAGTTAGATTTGTATTGCAGGGGACTAGTATAGTATAGTCAATACTGAAAAATGTGCCATACCTGCAGAAGGCTTGTGACAGGTCATAGAAACCATTGTAATTAACGGCAGTAGATACTCCAACATCGAGAGCACCCACATTAAATACTCCCGAAACAATTCTAGGTGCTAAGTAATTGATTGGAATATTCTCTGGATCAGCAACTGCTGGTTCAGTTTCATTACCACCCAATTTTATCTTAGAATCTGGTTTAAATACTGAATCCTGAGGTTGTGTGATAGTAAAATCTAATGGATTAAAGAATATTCTGTAAGATGACTTCTCACCCTTACTTAGTCCTTCAACAACATTATTATCTTTGTTTACCTGAAAGTCTAAGATTTGAGTGGCAGCTCTGCTGGGATTTTTGTATGGGTCGTCTACAGTTTGTCTGAAATAATATCTCTGAGCAGATGATTTAGCAGCAAGTGCTTCTTTGATTAGACCATCTACTGATTTAAATCTAAACCCATCTCTAGTTTGCCAAAAGAAAAATCCTGCGGAAGAATCTTTAGAACCAACAGGAACTCCCTTTGCAGCAAGCATCACTGCCACTGTAAAGGGTTTCCTCATGTTACCAATAATTGGTATTGTATTCTGACACTTCTCAAACTTGGTAATCGATAATGGTTCTAGTAATGATACAATCTGTTCAACAGTTTTGTCAATTGTCTGTCCTTGGTATTTTCTGGTGACTCTTGTCTGCTCATTAGTAATTGCTTCTCTAGAGACCAGATGAAGTGTAAATGATTCGACTTGACCATCATTGGCAACATGACTAATAGTGTCTACATACATCACATAGTCAAGTTTGGCATCAGACTCTGACAACGCATCAACGGGAGTTTTTACTTTGAAGTGAACTCTTTCTCCTCCACGAATAGGTAATCCGTTATATAAACTTTGCCCCTCAATTGTATTACCAGTATTGGTTACCTGAACAATAGCAGTAGTGCTGGGAGAGTGTAAATCTTCAAAATACTGAAAGTCTGTGATGCCACCAATTATCGACACCTCTTTATTGTTATCCTTCGAGGTGATGGTAAATTTTTCGTATACAGCAGGTCCAGTTATTTGCATCAGGTGAACGCGGCGTTAAGTCTCATTGCTCTCTCCACAGTGTCTGATCTAGGTGTAGAGGTAGAAGAACTGCTTTCCTGAGCATTATTCCCCCCACTATTTAGAGGTGCTTTTGGAGGAAGTTCAACAGGAACATTCAATACTGCAACTTCTTTTGCTGCTGGTTGAATCGCAGCAGCAGTTGTTTGTGCCGATCCAGACTCAATATTGCTTTGTAACTGTGGTTTGCTCTTGAGATTGTTCAGGAATGTCAGTGGATTGTGTGTACCAGAGAAACCATAAGTCTCTGCTTTACCTTTTCTGATCTCATAGTGGAATACACCAGTTTGATGAGTTCCCTGTTGAACGGGAGTTCCAGGAGAAATTCTCTGACCCACTTTGACCAAAGTTCTATCACCCTCAGCAACTCTTTCAGTTACATCTAACTGTGGGTTATAGATGTCAACATAGTGACCATATCCACCAGGATCATGGAGAACACGCATGACTTCGCCACCGATTCTAGAGTAGAAGAAGTCATTCGGACCAGCATCAAAGTCTTGACCAGCGTGCTTTCTTCCACCTCTATCATAACCATACATCTGAGCAGCACCATAAACAGGGTCAGTTCCTGTAGGTGGCAGAGCAGGTAAACCTGCCTGTAAAGGAACAGTCGGTGTAACTGATGCAGCAGAAGTAGTAGCAGCAGGAGATGGTGCTACTTCAGGAGAAGTCTCCTGCATAATTGACTCAACCTCTGCATCAAATTGCTCCTGAGTTATTTCTTTATTGTCAAGTCTAGTTTTAGCAGATGCTAGTTGAGGCATTTTCTCAACGATTCTTGCCTGCTCTTCCTCAGTCATGGGTTCCATACCCAATCTCTTTCTCTCAGCATTGATTTCATCAACACTCTGAGTCAGCATATCACTGAACTTTTCTTTTACTTCTCCGATACCACCTTCAAAGTCAGTCTTGATTTTATTTGCTGATGCTGCAAACTCATCAAATTCTTTTTTCAACTCTTCTCTTCTCTTTTCACTGAAATCAAAATCAGTGAACATTTTCCAAGTTGTTCTAGCAACATCACCAAGTTCTTTCAGCATTGTTGTAAAGTTACCAAATGCTGTGGTAATCATATCCACAAACGATCTTACAAAATCAGTTACCTCTTTGACAATTACGATCACTCTCGGAAGGTTTTTCAGCAACCAATCCATGAGAATGAATCCTGCTGCCTTCATAAGACCAGCAAAGATATTTTTAGCACCTTGATATGATTTCTTCAGTCCACCCTTTAAGAAGTTGCCTGGTTGTTTTGCTTCTACAACTCTTTCAGCATCTCTTTTAGTTGCAGCATCAATTCTTCTTCTATCTAAAGTCTCTTTTAGATCATCTCTCCTCTCATTTTTTCTGATACTTGTACCAAGAGACTTTCTAATACCTTGAGTGGTCTGCCTGATAGCAAGCAGACCAAAGTCAACAACCTTTAGTTCGTCCTTTGTTGGTGCTAGTTTCATGCTACCCCGCCATAAGTCAGGATCGAGAAGTCAATATACTTATTGTTGGGGTTCTGAGTTACGATATTAGTAGGATACCCAGTTCCAACAGCATCAGTAGCAGGAGCTTCAGGTGTCTCAGTTTCCTGAGCAATTGGGTTGACAATGACTTGAGGTGCTGCCTCAGTATCAGCAGAAACTGCTGCCGCAGTTTTGATTGCCTCTGCTCTTACAGTTGCCTGACTCTCTCTAACTGCTGAAGACATATCAACAGATGCTCTTTGTCCCTCTGCAGATGTCTCTGCCTGAGGTATGTGTGAGTGTTGGTTAGGTTCTTCTTTTGTGGGTTGTTCTATGGCAGGAGTGGTTGGTTCAACACCAGTCTCTTCTTTGTTTCCACCACCAAAAGTTCTAATAGACCATGCATCAATTCTTTCATAAAGATTCGGTGGTCTCATTGCTCTGTTAGAAGTTCCACCTTCTTTTACGATACCACTAAATTCTACTGTCAATTGTTGTCTTGCGGTATTAAACTCTTGTTCTGCTGCTTCTAGCATCTGACTTCCTTTGGAAGTTAATCTAGTATCTCTACCATTTCTAACAGACACACTATTTTCTGTCTTGATCTTATCTCTCAGTGTATTGTACTGAGTTTCTAAATCAGAGATTGCTTTTTGATACTGATTACGGAGTGTACCAAGTCTTTCTCTCTCTGCCTGAACTTCTTGGAAGATCTTTTCTTGTTCTTCGGTTCTTGCTCTATTTGTACTGAATACTCTACTGCCACGCCTCTCCGTTACAGCACCTTTAGTGCTCAATCCAGCACCAAGCAATTTCTTAGTCGCATCTTCTTGTGCTCCAATAAAGAAATCCTCACCGTACATGATGCGTTTAGCACCATACTCTACACCCTTGACTGCTGCCAAACCTGCCGCAACTGCCAAACCTACACCGCCAAGTAATAATAGTGCTTTCAATGCTAGCGGTGTTGCCATGATTCCAATCAGTTTTGGAACACCGACAAGTAAAGCACCGATAACTCCCTTGATCGCACCAATAACGAGAGCAATACCACCATTCAGAGCAAGTGCAATTCCCCCTGCGATAGCAAGACCTTTGATTACATTATTCTTGATTTCTTCTAGTTTTATATTGTCACCTTCTTGCCATGCCTTGAGAGCATCTAAACCTTTGATACCAAGCCATGTCATGAACAATGCTTTCATCGCCTTCATCAGACGATCAAAAGGTCCACCGACTTTCTTCTTCGCTGCCTCAATAGGTTTGATGAGAGACTTCTTAAGTGCAGACTCAATGAAGTTCTCTTTATCTCCTTTCTTTGCCTCGTCTGCTTCTTTTCTCTTGCTCTTGATCTCTCTATCGTCGTCTTTCTTCTCTTGCTGAGCACCTTTAGTAATAAGTTCAGCAATAGCAATCAGATTTCTATTAACAGACATCAAGTTCTTGTTAATAGATCTGTATTGCTCAGACTGCTGATCTTTTGTGCCGCCTGGTAACTTATCTCCTACACTCGCTTTATCCTTATACCCAAGAATATTCTTGAGCATCGTAATCTTCTTGGCATTGGCAATAGACCTCTTCTCGGTCTCATTTGCTTTGATACGAGTATTTCTCTCGATTCTTGCAAGTTTACCGATTTTGGTTTCTTGACCCAGAGATGTAGACTCGTCAGATGCCATTAGCTTGTTGTGCTTTTAGATTCTGTTCTTCAATATACTGTTCTAATAAACTAAGGTAGATGTCCCGTTCCCACGGAATCATGTTTTCAATATCACTCAAGGAGTATTTATGATGCTGCATGAGGGCGAAGTTGATCTTGTAGTAACCTACAATATCCTCATGCAACATCGCTAACTGAAAAAAGATGCCAAACCCTCAAGTACGAGCTCATTCTCTACACCAGTGTTCGGATTATCAAACTTGACTGTATGAGACAGTTTGGGCATAGTGTTAAAGAATGCCTCAATCTCTTTGAATTGGGCAGAGTTGAGTTGCTCAATGAACTCCAACCATTCTTTCTTACTATAGTCTTTTGCTTCCCATGTCTCTTCATCAGAGAACACCATCTCTACACAAGCAGCGATGACATCGAAGGAAGCATTGAGATCTACACCAGCACCAAAGTTTTGGTCAATGAACTCACTGAGAGAAGGATACTTCATCCTCAGTGTCAAAGTATCATCTACCTTGATATCTTTGCTGTGATCAGGATCTTCAACCACCTTGATCTCATCAAGGAAGACAGTAATGGGAACCTTTGTCTCGTTGTCGTCTGTGCATGTCACGATAACATCGACGGACTCACCCACCGACTTACCACGAACATTCAGGAACAAATATTCGATGTCAAAGGTAGATAACTGCTCTACTTTGACACCACGAGTAATAATGCAGTTAGAAAGAACATCTTTGATTGCTCTTGCAATCTGCTCCATATCCTCACTTTCCATTGCCATCACAAGGATTTTTTCTTCCTTGACTAGGAAAGGACGATATTTGATTTTCTTTTTAGTAGAAGGAATGACCAACTCAAATGTCGGTGTCGAAATCTTAGGTAAAGGCATAATAAGTAATCAGTAAAATTATTTAGTACCGTATCCGAAATCTACATTGGGTGCATTTTTCCAATCGAATTGAATACCTGAGTTGTCCCCAGAATAAGCTCCGTAATTGGGTTTGAAATCGGCATACTTGAGATCAACCTTTGAGGCATATTCAACTTCTCCAGAGAAGAGATATGGGTTGATAAAGTTATTGTTACCATTCAAAGTGCTATATGGAGAAGTTCCGTCTTGCTGCTCTGAATGAGTATCTAAACTATTAATACTACCAACAACATACCTATCATAGGCAAATGTCACCCCAATTTCAAGAACTTTATTTGTTCCATAATCTATTGATGTAGGAACAAGGTTGACTGGGAATGCATTAATGAAAGTGTAGTCCATCTTCTGGAAATGATCTCTGTCAAATTTTGACAGTAACATCTGACTACACTTGTAACTATCTGGATATTTCATCCTAGCATAGTATGCTTTCTTATCTCTACTTACTTCACCACCACTAGCGATATACTCCTGCCACAGTTGAAAGAACTTCATGACTCTGTACTGAGAGTCAACCATGAATGTCAAGGTTGTATCAGTAAAGATTCTGGTATGAGCATACTTTTGAGTAATGCCCATGTAGTTACCCTTGACCTGTGCCGTAGCAAAGGTAGCACCAGGAATTTCCGCACCTTTACACATCAACCCCAACTCTCTGCCAAGAAAGTTTCTTGTGAGAAGAGGTTCTCTTAACTGCACATATTGCAGTAATTCTGTTGGAAAAGCACGAATTCCAAACTCAAAATGATTGGTCGTTGCCACATTCATGAACAACGATTTGATATCCTGAGTGCGCTGCTTTCTAGGGTAGTTCCTTCTTGGCACGCTAAATACCTTAGGTTAACTGTTTATAATGGCATATAAAGGGAGATTTCAACCTAGCAATATTGAGAAATATCGAGGAGACCATCGCAACATTATTTATCGCAGTTTGTGGGAACGAAAGTTCATGGTGTACTGCGACCGTAACGAGAACATTTTAGAGTGGGGTAGTGAGGAAATCATTATCCCATATCGTTCACCTCTCGATGGTAGAATCCACAGATACTTCCCCGATTTTTATATCAAAGTTCGCGAATCTAACGGGAGTGTCAAAAAATATATCATTGAAGTGAAACCAAAGAAGCAGTGTGTTGAACCCAAGGTTCAGAAAAAGCGTACTCCAACATACATTCGTGAAGTTGCTGAGTATGCCAAGAACCAAGCAAAGTGGAAGGCTGCTAAAGACTATTGTGAAGACCGATTACTTCAATTTAAGATCTTAACAGAGGACAACTTAGGTGTATGAGCAGGTTACAAGGTATTGTAGATAATTTCGACGGGACTGAACAACCCGACGATATTATGCAAGAACTTATATCAGTATTGACAAATACTGAATTAGTCCCCGAACCAGGAAAGTTCTATACCTTTATATACCAAGCAAAAACTCCTAATATTGAATATGATGAGTTCCCACTGATTGCATGTACTGGAGTATCCAGAACAGGATTTACAGGATTTAACTTTCATTGGGCATTGCCCAGGCAGTATACCTGGGAAGAAGTGATCGGACAACTACATGAAGTGTATCCAGATGAGGTTGAGGATGCACGATCATTATCATATGCCAAATTCAGAATCTCTGCCTAAATAGCAAATAAAAAGGATGGCTAAACCTCCAAAGTTACTGAGATATCCTCTGGATGTCATTGACTCCACAACGGACTATATGTTCGTCGAGGTTTTGAAGTATGAACCTGGCGGAGTCCCTTCTTTTGCTGGTGCTGGAAGTGCCAACCAAGCAACATCACAAGCAGCAGATAGTTTAGCAAATCAACTAAGAGGAACTACAACAAAACAAAGCATTGTTTTGCCAATGCCCAACTCTATTGCAGCAGTCAATAGAACTGGATGGGGCGAGTCTAGATTATCTGCTCTTGCTGGTTCTGGTCTAAAAGCAGCAGGTTTAGCAGTAGATGCTGTGACTGGAAGAGTTGGTAACCCTGCCGCTGTCGCTGAAAACTTTGCTGATGAACAACTGAAAGGTATAACTGGTGGAGGAATGGGCATTGATTTGATGCGTAATTACTTTAAGAGTAAAGCACAACTGAGCATCGTCAATGCAATTGCAGGAACAAATATTGGACTGAATGATGTTTTGGGAAGACAGTCTGGGCAAATTGTAAACCAGAATGTCGAACTTCTATTCAACGGCGTCTCTATCAGACCCTTTGGATTTAACTTTGATTTTGTTCCTAGAAACGAAAAAGAATCTGAGATAGTATTACAAATTATCAAAACATTCAAGAAAGCAGCAGCACCCAAGAAGGGAACACAAAATGCTTTCTTGCAGGCACCAGATGTTTTTAGACTAACCTATAAGAAAGGAATTGGTGACCAAAGGTTTCTAAATAAATTTAAGATCTGTGCTCTAACGAGTGTTGGTGTTGATTACACTGGATCTGGTATGCACGCCACATATGAAGATGGCACACCAGTCCATTACAAATTGAACTTATCATTTACTGAACTTGAACCCATTTATGCTGAAGATTATGGCGACGACTTCGACGATGTAGGTTTCTAATGGCTAGCGTTTCATACTTCAGTTTCTTACCAAACTTCCAATACATCAATCCTGTTCAAACAGGCGGGAGAAAAAAACAATATGTGGAAGCAAAGAATCTCTTCATGAGAATGAAGATCAAAGATTCTGCTGCACAGTTTACTACAAATTTTACAAAATATAGTATTGAGGAAGGAGAGAGACCTGATAATGTTGCTCTGAAACTATATGGCGATCCAAACTATGACTGGGTGGTTCTTCTGACTGCAAATATCATCAATGCCAGAGATGAATGGCCTCTTTCTACTAGACTGCTCTATGATTATGCGGCAGATAAGTACGAAGAAGATTTAAACGCAACCCGTCACTACGAGACAAAAGAGATTAAAGATAGCAAAGGTAGACTGTTGTTACCTGCTGGACAAGTTGTAGACTCTACATTTAGAATCCCAGATCCAGAAAACCCTGGTCTAACAATCAACCCAACAGTAGCAGTATCTAACTGGTTGGTGGAAGTAAGAAAAAATAATGAAAAACGAACGATTAGGGTACTCAGAAAAGAATACCTGTCATCGTTCGTTGGGGAAGTAAGAGATTTCTTGCAATATCAAGAATCCTCTCAGTTTGATTCAGCAACTGGTCAAAAAGTTGCTTTCGAGAATATTTAAAGAAGACTCAGCAATCCATTAACGCTTCTCTTTGCGTTAATGTCAGAATAGGGAACTGCAGGATTGTCAAGAAGTTCTGGAGTC